TACGAAAAGTATAGTTTTATCCCTGCTCCTGATGGTGGTATTTATGACTTAGGATGGGGGCGTCTGCTTGGCCCTCTCAATGAATCGATCAACACCGCTATTAATCAGCTCATCGATGCCGGCACCTTAGCCACAACTGGAGGAGGTTTTCTAGGGAGGGGTGCTCGTCTTCGGTCTGGTAACATAGCTCTGAAACCCTTCGAATGGATCAGAGTAGATGCAACTGGAGACGATTTGCGTAAGAGCATCGTGCCCGCTACTTTCCGTGATCCATCTGCAGTATTGTACAATCTTCTCCAGCTTCTTATCAACTATGGAGAGCGTGTAGCTGGAGTAACAGATGCCCAGGTCGGCATAACCCCTGGCCAGAATACGCCTGCTGAAACCACTAGAACCGTTGTAGCAGAAGGTCAGAAAGTTTTTCTTGGCATCCTCAAGCGATTGTATCGCTCCATGAAGCGTGAATTCCGTAAACGGTACCTTTTGAATCGTCACTTTTTAGACGCAGAGGTCAGTTACAACAGCGCAGTCTCCGGTGAAGCCCGCAAAGTCCTTGCACTCGACTATGCTCCAAGTGAGAAGTTAATTTGCCCTTCCGCTGATCCAAACATGCTCACAGATGCACAACGTCTTCAGCAAGCTCAGCTTCTCAAGCAGTCTGCAGCTACCACGCAAGGTTATGACATGGCTGCAGTTGAACGTCGATTCCTCGAAGCAATTAGGGTCTCGGATATTTCCACCATCTTTCCTGGCCCGGATAGAGTCCCTGCTCAACCGCACTACCGTATTCAGATTGAGCAGATGCGTCTCGAAGGTCGTCAACTGGAGCAACGTAACACTATACAACTAGAAACCCTTAAGCTTCTTGGAGAAGCTGATCTCAACCAAGCTAAGATTGCTAAGTTGCAGGCAGAAGCATTAGCAATAACACAACAAACTCGTAGTGCAACTACACAGCAACAGATCTCTATCATCAACGCTCAAATTGGGGCTGCTAAAGCAAAACAGGATTCTCTCCTTAAAGCTGCAGCCATTCTTCAACGTAGTATACAGACAAAGGAAAAAGATAGTGGGGAATCACCCTCAAATAACAGAGCAGGAATGGGACGACTGGAAGATAAATCCAGTGACAATTTGCTTCAACAGGCGACTGGAAGCGTTTCTGAACAGCCTGAAGCAGCAATGGGTCTCGGGTAATTTCACAGCAGTTTCGTCTGACGAAACTGCACAACTCAATGCCGTAAATATCGGCAAAGCTCAGATGGTCCAGGATCTCCTTGACCTTACATTTGAAACCTTAGTAGAGGAAACAGAGTGAATAGATCAGGAATTAAACCAGCCGGTCATATTTTGCTGGTCCTTCCAGACGAAGTAGAAACTACCACTGCGTCTGGAATTGTTCTTGCCTCGCCAGGACAGCTCCAACGTGAAGAAATGGCACAGACTGAAGCCACTGTCATTGAACTTGGCAATACTGCTTATCAAGATCAAGTCTTTCCTTGGTGCAAAGCTGGTGATCGTGTAATTTTCGCCAAGTACGCCGGAACTATAAGTAAAGGGAAGGATGGACTCACCTATCGTCTAATCAACGATCTCGATGTAAAGGCTATTTTGGAGCACAGTAATGTCTGAAAACAATATTGAAGAACAAATTGCTGAACCAAGTCCAGCAGAAGTAGAAGCCCGTTTATTTGGGTGGAAACCGCTTGATGAATTTCGCGGAGATCCAGCTCATTGGAGAGATGCTGACGCCTTTCTTGAAAAAGGAAGACAAATTAACGGATTTCTGCGTAAAGACTTTGATAAGATCCGTCACGAACTACGGCGTCGTGACGCCCAGATAGTAGAACTGCAGGACAGTATCAAGCAGTTTGCGGAATATCATAAAGAGACAGAGGCTAGAGCACTTGAACGTGCTCGTAAAGAGTTGAAGGATGCTCGCAAAGAAGCTCTTCGAGCTCAAGACGGTGAGCGAGTCGTGGAAATTGAGGAGCGTCTTGAACACCTAGATGAGGCCGCAGCTCAGATGAGAGTACAGCCTCCGGTGGTTACTCAAAAACCAGCTGGACCAGACCCCACTTTCAAGAAATGGGTAGATGATAATCCCTGGTACAGTAGTGATCGCGTTCTTAGAGCACTAACTCACGACTACGCAGAGGAACTTAAACAGATCAATCCACATCTTGTCGGTCTTGAATTTCTTGAACACGTAAAGATGCGTGTTCAAGAAGAATATCCAGACTTCTTCAAAAATCCGGCGAAGAATCGTCCAGCCGCAGTTGGTACTAGTTCTCTTGAGAGTGGTCACCGCTCTAATAGAAAACGAGGTTATGCCGATCTGCCGCCAGAGGCTCGTAGTGTTTGTGACCAGTTTGTTAAAAAAGGATTCGTCACTCAAGAATCCTATGTAAAAGACTACTTTATGGATGACACAGTATGAGCACTTCTACTACACCTCCGCAAATTCGTGCAGAACATGACCGCCCACAGCGTCCTCATCGCGTCTCCTTTGGAGTTCCGAAGACCAAACTTGGGGTCAAGTTAAGTGTCCCAGGGTATCATCTCTATTGGTGTAACGACATAGACAATCAGATGATGGAGGCTCAAGCTGGCGGCTATGAATTTGTAACAGCAAAAGAAATCGGTGAAATTCGTGATGACTCTCAGGTTAGGCGGCTGGTTGGAACAAAGAAAGACGGTTCGCCCCTCTATGCTTATCTGCTTAAAATAAGAGATGAATGGCATGAGGAAGACAAGGCTCAGTTGGGAAAACTTGATGACCAATTTGAGGCCGCGATTCGTCGCGGCAAATTGATGGAACAACCAGGAGATGCTCGCTACGATGGCGGCATCAAATTACGTACTAACAAAACTTAAGGAGTTTCACTATGGCTAATGCTGCTGCCCCTTTCGGGCTTCGGCCTTCGCACACTATCACAGGAGCTGCCTATAACGGGCAAGTTCGCCTATACCGTATTCCTAGCACTGATACAGTTGCCTACTCTGTAGGTGATGTTGTCACCGAGGTAGCTGGGGGAGATGTTAAAACGGGTGTTTCCGATGTTGCTTTATACGGCACTCGAGGTAATACCTCTACTTCTGGCAACGTTAGGGGTGTTATTGTTGGTTTTGCTACGGCCACAGGTAACGTCGGAGGATGTACTGCAATCGTTGGGGGTGATCCTGACGCCCCGAGTCTTATGATCATTCCGGCAACTAAGACTAAAGCATACTATGTCTTTGTCTGTGATGATCCCAACATGATTTACGAGGCCCAGACCAACACGCTTGCATCTACTGCATTCAATAAGAACACTGGACTTGCGGTTGGCGCATCCCCCACGGCAGCGTCTCCTAATTGCAAGACTCGCGTTGATGGAGCAAATGCTACCACCACTTCAACACTTCCGATCAAGATCGTCGGAGCCCCAAATCGCATCGATAACGATCTCACTTCGCCGGGCACCAATGCCTACATCTGGGTAATGCTGAATACCAACGATCTGACTAGCCCGTCGCTCGGTGTCTAATCATTAATTAACATAAAGGAGATTTAAAAATGTCAGGGGTAATCACCACCTCGAATCACCCAAAACTACTGTGGCCAGGGCTTAAAGGAATATGGGGTCAGGTCTATAACGAACATAAACCTGAATATCCTGATTTGTACGATATTCAAACCAGTGATAAAGCCTACGAAGAATATGTGCAAGTCAATGGTTTCGGACTTGTTCCAGTCAAGACGCAGGGAGCTCCAACTGTCTTTGACTCGGAAACTCAAGGTACAGTTTCTCGATTCGTGCATGTTGCTTACGCTCTTGGCTTCGTAGTGACTCACGAAGAACTCAAAGACAATCTGTACATGGAAGTTGGTGCTAACCGTGCCCGTAGTCTGGCAATCGCCTTTCGGCAGACAAAGGAGCGTGTGGCTGCAGCTCCGTACAACAGGGCTACAAATTCAAACTATACTCTTGCGGATGGCAAGACTCTGTTGGCCACAGATCATCCAAACATCGCTGGCGGTACATTCAGCAACAAGCTTGCGGTTGCCGCTGATCTGAGTGAAGCCGCTATTGAAGATCTGGTCATTCAAATTATGGGAACGACGGATGATCGTGGTAATCTTGTAAATTTGATGCCGCAGAGCCTGCACGTTGCTCCGGCTAACTGGTTTGAAGCTACTCGCATCCTCAATACTACGTTGCAGGTTGGCACCGCCAACAATGACATCAACGCCATTCGCGCACTTGGTATCTTTCCGAAAGGCGTCAAAGTCAATCATTATTTTACAGTACCAAAACAGTGGTTTATACGCACCAACGTTGCTGCTGGAACTGGCGCCTTGTTTTTACAACGCGAAGAAGTCAGCTTCGAACAAGACAACGATTCCAGTACGAAAAACGCCTTGTCTTTGGGCTACGAGCGTTATTCCTGTGGGTTCGTTGATCCTAGGGCAGTATTTGGATCTGAGGGCCCGTAAAATGGTTACTCGCAGAAAACCCGCAAAGAAGACTCCAACGCCTTCTCGCGTTCCGGCACGCAAGTGCTAATCAAAAAATCTCCGGACTGTGGCCTGTCCTATTACAGGCCCTTCCGGGGTCCACAGCTAGGAGATTTCCATGTCATCTATCGTTTCTCAGGGTCGAGTTTCTTCTTATTACTAAGCTGTTAGTATTATCCGGGATTTTTGTGTTCGCGGAATCCCGGAATTCCCTGTTCAAGGAATTAACATGGGTAAAGCAAACTACTATGCA